AACAGGGAAAAATCGGCAAAATACCGTCGAGAAAATCCTGAAAAATGGAAGGAAATTGACCGCAGATCAAAGCTCAAACTGCGGCAAAATCCTGAAAAAAATCTGCAAAAGCTAACTTATCAACAGCAGTATCGGGAAGAAAACAGAAAGGCATTGTCCGATAAAGAGAGGCAAAGAAGGTTTGGAATAACTCCCGAGGGATATTCTGATCTTTTTAAATCTCAAAACGGAACGTGTGCAATCTGCAAACAACCTGAAACTGCAACCAGATTGGGGAAGGTGAAGGCTCTAGCAGTCGATCACTGTCATCGGTCTGGTGTTGTCAGAGGTCTTCTTTGTGCGGACTGCAACACGGGTATCGGAAAATTGAAAGAGAACAAAAATATTCTTCTTTCAGCCATCCAGTACCTCGACAAGCATTCCGAACAATCGTCAAATGTAGTATCTTGAGCTAACTCGGGAGCGTAAAAATGTCGGATATCAACGGGGGTTCCTACCCCAACGCAAACGGTAGCTCTGTGTTCCCCGGAACCCAGTTCACCGGCCCCCTGACTGCGGGCAACGTCATTCACTCTGACGGCACGGGCAACCTTGCTGCTTTGGGTGAAAGCTCCGGCACCGCCAACTGTGGCTACGTCGTAATGGCGCAGTCCGCTGTGGTGACGCAGGCGAGCGGCGCTACTACGATTGTTATCCCGGCCCAGTCCCAGATCCTTCGCTGCCTGATGATGGTGACGACGGCTTGGACGGGTTCGGCAACGACTTTTGAGGTTGGTGCGACTGCGGGCACGACTGCTGCTTCCGCGTTCTCTCCTGCTTCAGAAGCTGGCGGCACGGCGGGTCAGGTGTCTATCACCCCCAGCACGGCTGCTCAGATTGCGAACTGGGATAACGTGTCCAACAGCACTTTCCAAACATCTGGCCCGTCTGACGTCCAGATCTTGGTTACTTCTGCAAACACCGGCTCTGGTGTTGGTACTCTGACTGTAGAGTATCTTCAGGGCATCAACATGGCGTCGTAATAGGAGGCTCTTATGAAGGGTCACAAGTCTGTACATCACGGCAAGCACAAGGCCAAGGGCGGTTCCACCGGCGGCGTCGACGAGGCGATGCAGGATCTGGAGCACAACCCGGAAGCCCGCGACAATGCTCACGAGATTGAGCATGAAGCGGAAGAGAAGGAAGGCCTGAAGAAGGGCGGTCGCGCTAAGCGCAAGCACGGCGGCATGCTCATGCACAAGGCTAAGCATGTGGGTCACATGCACGGCGAAGAGCACAAGCATCATGCCGGTCGCAAGCCCCGCAAGAGCGGCGGTCGCGCTGGCGTTGAAGCTCACCCCTTCAGCTCCGCGCTTCATGGCACTCCTGCCAAGGGCCGCAAGCTTGAGAAGGAGACCATGGGCGCTGACGAGTAATCGTCATCTGCTCTGGTCGTTTAGCGGGGGCTTTATGCCCCCGTTTTTCTAGGAGGGTGCAATGTCTGGTGCATGGACGCGCAAAGAAGGCAAGAACACCGAAGGCGGCTTGAACGCCAAGGGACGCGCATCGGCGCGGGCTGAAGGACATCACCTGAAGCCCCCGGTCAGCTCCAAGGAAGCATCTCACAGCCCAGAGGCTGCGTCTCGTAGAGACAACTTTCGCAGCCGCATGTGCGGCATGAAAGAGAAGTTAACATCAGCGAAAACAGCACATGATCCCAACAGCCGGATCAATTTAGCCCTTAAGAAATGGGACGTTAAGTGCTAATATGCTGAACCGAACAAGGGGTTTCTGACATGACGACCTTCAACACGCCCGGCATTGTCTGGGATTCAATCACGAAAAATGGCCGTTACGAGCCATTTGAATTGCAAGTAGGTCGTGGTCTAATTACCAACCACAATCCGGCTAATGTTTTTGGTTATGGGACAACGCCCGCAACCGCCAATCTTTTTCGCACTGTTTGGGAAAATATGGCGACGACTGACTATTCGTTCCCCGGCTCCGCCCTGACGATGCAGTTGGTAAGCACCGTCAATACTGACACGGCATCAATCACAATCACTGGACTGGATTCCGGCTATAACAGTATCTCTGAAACGCTAGTCCTCAATGGCGCGACAAATGTTCCGACCGTGAACCAATATCTTCGCGTAAACAACATCAGCGTTTCGTCTGGAAGTTCGTCTAACCCTAGTGGTGTTGTCACGCTTTCAAATGGCGGCACTGTCTATGCCCAGATCAACGCGATTACCGTCAATGGCGTTTTGGGCAGCATTGGAACTTCGCAGATGGCCCTCTACACGGTTCCTGCTGGGTATACACTCTATATGTCTCGCTTTGGTGCCTATTCGTCATTCAATGGCAACACAGTCAATTATACAACCTATCGTGCCGTGACAAACACCTCTGCGGGCGTACAACGTTGCATTTTGCAATCTCCGTTCAATACGGAATATAATGTGACGCGCATCTATCCATTTCCTTACTTAGAAAAAACGGACATTCGCTGGCAAATCGCACCCAGTGTTGCTACGGCGGCTGTCGTCAGCGTTAATATTGGTGGCGTTCTTATCAAGAATGACGGCACTCTATAAGGCGGTCTAGATGGCTACCAGCAACCTTTTCTACGTTTATGAGCATTGGCGGCTAGACCGCGATGAATGCTTTTACGTGGGTAAGGGGAAAGGTGGCCGCGCTTACTCTATGAAAAACCGCAATAGGCATCATCAAGCTATTTGCGCGAAACTAAGCCGAATTGGCTCGGCTTTTGAAGTTAGGATAGTCGCAGCGGGGCTTTTAGAGCAAGAAGCGTTTGATCTTGAACGCGAGCGAATTGCGTTTTGGCGCAATTCCGGGTGCGATCTAACAAATTTGACAAATGGCGGGGAGGGGATTTCCGGATTTAAACATTCGGATGAAACTCGCCAAAAACTGTCGAACTTGAACAAAGGAATGCCTGCAACATTCAAGGGCAAAAAGCATACGGATGACACTAGGCGTATTCTTTCTGAAATTGCCAAGAAGCGCGGCGCACCTAAACTGACGCTAGAACAGAAAGAAAAGGCATCTGCATGGCATCGTGGGCGCAAAAGAAGCCCGGAAACATGCGCTAAAATTTCCGCAAAAGCTAAGGGTCGCTCATCTCCTAACAAAGGAAAGCCAAATCCTAATAAAGGCTCTACCTTACCTTTAGAAGTACGTGCAAAAATGTCGGAAGCTGCTAAATTGCGGTGGAAGCGTCAGAAGGCGGAGCCGCAAACATGACCACTTCTGGAACTTATAATTTTTCTCCAAGTCTTGGCGAGATTACGATCTATGCCTACAACTTGGTTGGCATTCGTGGGACATCGCTGCTTCAAGAGCATATGCAGTCAGCTCGCATGGCTGCAAACATGCTTCTTTCTAGGTGGTCAAACCAAGGGGTAAACCTTTGGACTGTTGACCTGATTACGACACCGCTGGTCCAAGGGCAGTCTACGTATGCCGTAGATTCAAACACTGTGATGATTCTCGATGCCTATATCGAGATAGATAATGGGAACGGACAGCCGATTGATCGCCTTATTCTACCGATTAGCCGCACGGAGTATGCTTCGTATCCTAACAAAGAGCAGCAAGGGTTCACCACGACTTTTTGGTTCGACAGGCTGTTATCCCCATCAGTAACGCTGTGGCCTGTCCCTGACGGCTCCGCGACTTCGCTGAAATACTACCGCGTTCGCCAGATCCAAGATGCGAACTTGCAGGGTGGCCAGCAAGTCGAGATTCCATACCTCTGGCTGGAAGCATTTGCTTTTGGCTTGGCCCAACGGTTAGCTACCATATGGTCACCGGACAAGATTGCCTTCTTGAAGCCCATGGCTGATGAGGCATATCAGATTGCCGCCGATCAAAACGTCGAACAGGCCCAGCAATACATCTCTCCGATCATATCGGGCTACTTCAGATAAGGAAGCGACATGGGGTATGCTTCTCAGTCCGGTAGAGCTAGAACAAGCGCCTCCAACCCACAGGCGCATGCAATATGCGATAGATGCGGTTTTGTTTACAATCATGTGAACTTGCGCTGGCAATACGACTGGAGGGGAGCCTCCATTCAGAACATAAAGCTGCTTGTTTGCAATACTTGCTACGACGTTCCGCAAGAGCAACTTCGTGCGATTGTCGTCCCAGCAGACCCGACACCTATTGTGAACCCGCGTATTCAGGATTTTGTGGCTGCGGGAACGAACAACCGCGCCACTTCTGGCCAGAATACTGTTGATCCTGTCACAGGTATACCGGTTGTGAAGGGATCAAACCGTATTACGCAAGATTACCAGGACCGCGTCACACAAACGACTGGCGAGTCTCCTTATGGGACCAACCAGAAGCCTGGAACTGATCCTAATGCTGTCACATATCGGAATGTTGTGTACGCTGCTAATAACGGCTCTGGTCTTATTCGCTTGATCCTGAACACTACAAATGGCATGATTACTAATCAGATGGTGACAGTGCAGGATGTAGGTGGCGTCCCAGCAGGGGGGAATTGGGTTATTACCGTTATCAATGCAACCCAAATTGATCTGCAAGGATCAACTTTCTCGGGGTCGTATACTTCTGGCGGGTATGTTATCAACAATCCCAGCTTGCCATATGGCTTCAATGAAGTTCCGAAGACAGGGCCACTCTGATGTCCAATGTGCAAATCCCGAACCTTCCAGCTACAGCATCGCTCAATGGCAGCGAGCAGCTTGAAGCTGTGCAGTCCGGAACTTCAGTCAAAATTACGACTGCTCAGATTGGCTCGTACATCAACATTCAATACCCGCCTCCGGGCATCTCTTCCGTAACTGGCAACTCCCCAATTGTTTCCAACACAACGGGTTCTGCTGTAACTCTTTCCATAGCCAATGGAGGAGTTAATAACTCTCTCCTTAGCCAAATGGCGGCTGGCACGGTAAAGGCCAATTTGACTGGCGGGTCTGCTTCTCCGTCAGATGTCACGCCAAGCGCCATCCTCGATACCTTCAGCGCGACTCCCGGTACAACTCTCTATCGCGGGTCATCTTCGTGGGTCGCCCTTCCCGTTGGAACAAACTCTCAAGTTCTGACGATCAACGGATCGCTTCCTTCTTGGCGGTCGCTTTCTGTGATGCCTAGCCAGATCGCGAATAGTGGTGTGACAGCAGGTACGTATGGGACTGCCTCCAACGTCGCTCAGATTACAGTCCTAGCCAGTGGTCAAATCTCATCTGCCACGAACGTACCGATTGCTATTGCGGCCAGTCAGGTTTCAGGACTTGCGCCATCGGCCACCATTGACACCACAAACGCCCTTAATATCACGAGCGGTGTTTTGGCGTCCGCTCGCTATACCACAACTTTGTCTGCTGCCCTTGACTCTTCTGCCGGATCTACGCAGGGGAGCATCCTTTATCGAAGTGCTACAGGTTGGACGCAGCTTGGTCCGGGAACGCCCGGGCAGGTTCTTCAAACCCAAGGTTCTGGTGCAAATCCTCTCTGGGCTATTGTGGCAGGTTCCGGAACCGTTACTAGTGTGGCGACTGGAACAGGGCTTACGGGCGGCCCCATCACTTCATCTGGCACAATTAGCATAGCCAATACATCCGTTACCCCCGCTGCGTATGGGTCTTCATCCGCCGTTGGAACTTTTAATGTTAATGCGCAGGGTCAAATCACATCAGCCAACAGCACGACAATTGATGCGATTACCCTGACAACCGGCTCGATTACTTCGGCCCCTGTCGGGTCGAACGATCTCGTCAATAAGTCATACGTTGATGCGGCTGTTAGCGGGGTCAATTATCATGCGGCCTGTAACTGGGCCACCACCGCCGATCTCGGGTCTGTCACCTATAACAACGGCGCTTCGGGTGTTGGCGCTACGATCACTAAAACATCTCCGTTTTCGACGCTGGCAGTTGACGGCGGAAGCCCAACCGTTGGACAGCGAATTCTGGTCAAAAACGAGACCAGCGGACAATACAATGGCATCTATACGGTTACCAGCGTTGGCTCCGGTGCCGCAGCTTGGGTTCTAACCCGTGCCACCGATTATGACCAAACCGGCGCTGGGCAAAATGAGATTGCTCCGGGAGACACTACGTTTATCCTTTCCGGTACGGCCAATGCGAACACTCAGTGGGTTCAAACCACTGATAACCCCATTGTTATCGGAACAACGCCGCTCGTGTTCGTGCAAATCGGCGCAACCGTATCGTATACCGCCGGAACTGGACTGACACTTTCTGGCACGGTTTTTAGCATCACTAATACTTCAGTTACATCCGGCTCGTATGGGTCAGCCTCTTCGGTCGGAACTTTTACCGTCAATGCCCAAGGTCAGCTTACGGCTGCCTCCAGTACTAGCATTTCGATTGCCGCGTCTCAGATAACTTCTGGGACTATAACTGTCCCGCAGGGTGGAACTGGCGCTACTACGTTAACTGGCTATTTGAAGGGCAACGGAACAGGTGCCTTCACCGCCGTCTCATCCATTCCCAACGGGGACATCACTGGCCTTGGCACGATGTCCACCCAGAACGCCAATTCTGTCACCATTACGGGTGGCACAATTAATGGAACTGCGATTGGCGGCACGACGCCCTCTTCTGGCGCGTTTACCACTCTTGGCGCTACTGGCAACGCCACTCTGGCGACCATCACATCCGGCACTTGGAATGGTAGCACGATTGGCGCAACTTACGGCGGTACGGGGCAGACAGCCGTAACGACAGGTGATTTGCTGTATGGATCAGCGACAAATACGCTTTCCCGCTTAGCAGCCACAACGAATGGCTACGTCCTCACGCTTGTCTCCGGCGTTCCGGCTTGGTCAGCGGCGACAGGCGGCGGAAACGTCAACAGCAGCGGGACGCCCACCGTTGGGCAGATTGCAATTTGGACGAACTCATCTACTATTCAGGGCGTCACCAATCTTCCCGTCACCAACCTTAATTCTGGCACGGGTGCGTCTTCGACGACCTTCTGGCGCGGTGACGGAACGTGGGCAACGCCTGCTGGTGGTGGCTCTACTGTGCCTACGGGTGGCGGAACCGATGCAATCTTCTACAACAACGGTCAGACCGTGAATACCAGCTACACTATCCCGACGGGCCAAAACTCTGGTACATTTGGGCCAATTTCCATCGCGGCGGCTGCGACAGTTACCGTTCCTGCCGGTTCTACTTGGAGCATTGTGTAGTAATGGGAAACTTAGCTCTCGCCGGATCAACCTCTGGGACGATCACATTGTCCCCCACTGCGGTGGCTGGTACAAACACGGTTACGATTCCAGCGGTGACAGGCACGGCTCTGGTCGAGACCGCCGTCAGCGCGTCTACCACCAACACGGTAACAAACAAACTCGCCATTAATATCGGCGGAACTGTTTATTACATCTTGGCTTCAACATCTCCGACGTGAGGGTCAATCAATGTCCGCTGGAACCCTTGTCGTTGGCACCATCAATAGCGGCGCATCTGCACCGCTTGTGCTTCAATCGAACAACACGACTGCGCTGACGCTGGACACCAGCCAGAACGCTACGTTCGCTGGCACGGCTGCAATGTCGTCCAGCTTCAAGCGAAACCGCATCATCAATGGGAACTGCGCGGTGGACCAGCGCAACGCTGGCGCGGCGCAAACGATCACTGCTGGCGCAGCTCTGGCTTACACAGTTGACCGCTCCTACGCCTATTGCACAGGCGCGAACGTGACGGGTCAGCAAGTGGCTGGCGCGACGGCAAATCAGTATCGCTATCAGTTCACTGGTGCTGCATCCGTCACTGCCATCAATTTCGCGCAGCGTATCGAAGCTCTCAACTGCGCTGATCTTGCTGGCACGACGGCAACCTTTTCTGTCGATCTAGCAAACACTCTTTTGACGACCGTGACGTGGACCGCCTATTACGCCAACACGACGAACACGTTCGGCACTTTGGCGTCTCCTACGGTCACTTCTATCTCCACTGGAACATTCACCGTCAGCTCGACGGTGACGCGCTACAATGTTCAGATTGCCATTCCTTCTGCGGCTACGACTGGCTTGCAAATTGTTCTTTCTGTCGGCGCGCAAACTAGCGGAACGTGGACGATTGGCAATGTGCAACTTGAGGCAGGGTCGATTGCCACGCCCTATGAGCGCCAGATTTACAGCGATCAGTTGGCGCAGTGTCAACGGTATTATACCCAATTAAATGCAACAACAAATTTTTCAGTTTGGGGAACAACTCTTATTAATACAAGCAGTAGCGTTCAAGCATCGGTTGTTCGTTTGCCGGTTAGTATGAGAACAACGCCGACGATGACATATTCAAATGTGCGCGTATACTGCCCTGCTGGAGCTGCCGCGCTTATCACATCTGTTACATCATCCTATAACTCACCTGAAAACTTGGGGTTTGACGCCTCTTTTTCAACGTCAGTTATGACAGCGGGACAGCCGGGAACAATTCAAGCCAATAATACGACTTCTGCGTATATCGCTGCTGCTGCGGAGCTATAATCATGTACGAAAACGCGCAATATCAAAATGCCTTTGGCGCTGGCCCTGTGTCCATCTCTGTCTACGTCAATGGACAACAGCACATTGTGCCGCTTGACCCGGCCAACACCGACTACGCCAACATCATGAAAATGCAGAAGGAGGGGGAATTGGTTATCGCTCCTGCTGAACAATGACAGTCAATTTTTATGTCTACGAACATTGGCGTCCTGACCGGGATGAATGCTTTTACGTCGGTAAAGGTAAAGGGAAACGCGCCAATAGCATGTACAAAAGGAATTCTCATCATAAGGCCATTCAAAGCAAACTAATCCGACTTGGTATGTGTGTAGAGGTGCGGATTGTCGCTTCAGGTTTAATTGAAGCAGAAGCATTTGCCCTAGAAATTGAACGCATAAAATTTTGGAAAGAAGCTAACATAGACTTGGCAAATGTTACCGAAGGTGGTGGCGGAACTAGCGGATATAAACCAACCAAAGAAACAACAGAGCTTATCGCCAGCAAACTTCGGGGTCGTAAAAGATCACAGGCTACATGTGAAAAAATTTCACAGTCGCGGCGGGGGTGCATTGTTACGGACGAGTGGCGCAAAAAACTCAGCAAAGCTCATCAGGGCAAAAAGCGTTCGCCAGAAGCTGTTGAAAAGGCTGCATCCGCTAAACGTGGGAAACCTCATTCCGAACAACATAGCAAGAAAATTTCGGAATCTCAAAAAAAGAGGTTTCAAGACCCTACTGTAAAAGAGAAGTTTCGTTTATGTTCAGTCGGGCGTATTCCTTCTGGAGAGACTCGCATGAAAATGTCTATAGCTGCTAAAAATAGACGCAGTCGTGAAAAGCTTGTCGCTGAGGGCAAGCTGACCATCGCACCGGCTGGAGCATAAGCCATGACCGTCACGATCAACGGAACCTCCGGCGTAACAGCCCCTAACGTCCTTGCCCTGCAATCGGTGCAGACGGCTAACTTTACCGCTGCGGTAGGTAATGCCTATCCGATTAATACCACATCTAGTGCGATAACGGTTACGCTTCCGTCTGTACCAATTGCTGGAAACTTGGTTCAGCTCACGGATTATGCGGGAACGTGGGCAACCAATAACGTCACGGTCAATCCTAACGGTAATAATATTAACGGAGGAACTTCAAATCTTCTGCTAGTTAACAAACGAGAAACCATTACTGTTGTTTATGTAGATGCAACGCAGGGATGGCTTTTGATTTCGGGCCTCAATACTACTGGCTATCAAATTAATTATCTTATGGTAGCGGGCGGCGGCGGTGGCGGTCGTTATTATTCTGGCGGCGGTGGCGCTGGCGGGTTATTGTCCGGCATCTCTAATCTAAGTTCAGGAGCCGTATACAATATCTTCATCGGAGCTGGCGGCGCTGGCAATACCAGCAGTTCGCCCGGTCCGGGGTCACAAGGAAGCTCTACTACCTTTTTGGGCCTTACGGCTGTTGGTGGGGGATATGGAAACGGCCTAGGAACCGGTGGTGTAGCCGGTGGCGCTGGCGGTTCGGGTGGTGGTGGTGGTGGAACCTCTGCTGGCGCTGGCGGTGCAGGAACATCGGGACAAGGGAACGCAGGCGGCAGCACAACTGGTGCCGGTGGTGGCGGCGGTGGTGGTGCTGGTGCTGTAGGTGGTAATTATCCCGGTGCGATAAGTGCAGGCGGCAACGGCATAAGCTCCTCTATCACGGGAACCGCTACCTACTATGCTGGCGGCGGCGGCGGCTCTTACGATGCAGCGCAGGGCCAAGGTGGCCTTGGTGGTGGTGGCCTTGGTTCGACAAATTCGCTAGTTGCTACGGCGGGTGCTGCAAATACAGGCGGTGGCGGTGGTGGTGGGTCGTTTGCAAGCTCCACTGTCAATTATGGAGCAGCGGGCGGTTCGGGGGTCGTAATACTTTCAATTCCCACTGCATATTATACAGGCTCCACAACCGGATCTCCGACAGTAACTACTGCTGGTTCCAACACCATTCTCAAATTCACTGCTTCGGGGAGCTACACGGCATGAGCCACTTCGCCAAGATTTTGGATGGCAAGGTCATCCACGTCATCGTTGCTGAACCGGAGTTCTTCCAGACTTTCGTGGATAGTTCTCCGGGCCAGTGGATACAGACCAGCTACAACACTCGTGGCGGTGTCCATTATGGGCAAGACGGCCAGCCTGACGGCGGCGTAGCTTTACGCGGCAACTATGCTGGCTTGGGCTATACCTATGACGGTTTGCACGATGTCTTCTACGCGCCACAGCCCTTCCCGTCATGGATATTGAACCAAACGACATGGCTCTGGGACGCGCCAACTCTTTACCCAACTGATGGAAAATTGTATCAATGGGACGAGCCCACAAAGTCTTGGGTTCTTGTTCAACAGGGGGAATAAATGGATCAGACAAGCGTTTCAGTTACTATGACGGTAACGCAATGGAACACCGTTCTTGCGGCACTTGGAGAGCTCCCCTTCAAGCTTTCCAACGACATCATCGGCATCATCAAAGTTCAGGCCGAAGCTCAGTTGGCCCCTAAGCCAGCCGAAGCGCCCGTTGAGGCCCCTGCTCAGGACGCCCCTGCGCAATAACAAGGAATTGGCGCTATGGACCAGACAACCATCAACTTGGCCCTTAGCGCCGTTCTCTGCACCATAGGCTGGTTTGCCCGGCAACTATGGGAAGCTGTTCAAAAGATGAAGGAAGATTTGCACCGAATTGAAGCGGACCTTCCCAAAACCTACGTCCTCAAAAGCGATCTTGATAAGCGCATGGATCATATAGAAGACATGATTCAGCGCATTTATGATAAACTTGACAACAAGCAGGACAAATAATGGACCCGCTTACAATCCTTGCACTAGCCAAAGCGAGTTATGAAGCCATCAGGGCTGGCATCTCCGTTGGCAAGGAAATGCAGGGGATGTTCCAAGACGTATCGTCTTTGCTAGATAGCGTCGGTCACCTCACGCGGATTGCTTCTGAACCGCCTCGTCCGGGTATGTTTGGCGAAAAGACAGCCGAACAGATCGCGATTGACGCTTTTATGGCAAAGGCCGAAGTCGAAAAGATGATGGCTGAGGTCAAGAATACTTTCATTGGAGAATATGGTATAGGCGCTTGGGATACGATCCTTAGCGAAACTATCCGCATCAAGAAGGAGCAGAAAGCTGCTGCTCTCATTGCTGAAAAGGAAAGGGCAGAGTTCATGGGCAATGTTCTTCTGTGGGGCTCTGCTGGCCTTCTGTTCTTCGTCGTCGTCGCTTGCGGCTTGCTCGCGGCCATCGCCTTCGCTCACTAGGAGCACTGAAATGCAAATGAGCCAAGAGGGCATCGACGCCCTGCTGAAGAAGTTCGAAGGCTGCAAGCTCAAGGCCTATCGCTGCCCGGCAGGCATTTGCACCATCGGCTATGGCCACACGTCAGCGGCTGGAGCCCCTGCGGTGACTGACGGCATGGTCATCACGCAGCAGCAGTGCGACGACATCCTTCGGCGTGATCTGGTCAAGTACGAGACTGCGGTCCATGAAATGGTTGAGCAGCCCCTGACGCAGCATGAGTTCGATGTGCTGGTGGACTTCGCCTACAACGCTGGTGTTGGCAACCTCAAATCATCCACTCTCCTCAAGAAGGTCAATGCTGGACAGTTTGATGCCGTGCCCGCCGAGCTGATGAAGTGGACCAAGGGCAAAATACCGGGGAAAGGTATGCAAGTGCTGCCCGGTTTGCTTCACCGCCGCCAAGCTGAAAGTGCATGGTGGAATGCCGATGACAGGGTCACGCAGACCAGCCCCACAGAAGAGCCGTCTGCTTATGAGCATGAAGCCCGCACTGAGCCTGAGCCCTTGCCGGTTCCTTCAATGGCGACCAGCAGTCAGGG